ATGTGCGAACGCTCAGTGTCCAGTGGATCAGCGAGTATCCTGTCAACCTCAGTCTTCACTTCGGCTACGGTCGCGAATGTCTCTCGGGTATCGTCGCTCATGCGGCTATCCTTTCACGTCGTCGTTCGGATTCGGCCTGTGCCCGTTCCCATAGGTTCCGGACCTTCCGCACCTGGTATCGCTTGGGCGGGAGGGGCTGGTTGAAGATGCCGGCCATCCACCTGTCCCACTCATTCACATGGGCGAGTTTGCCCCGGTTCACCCACACGCTGATCTTGTTCAGCGGGAACACGATGTTCCTGACCGGGTCGGAGAGGATGCGGGAGAGTTCGGCCGCTGTGCCGGTGTGGTGGCCGGCGGCTTCGATGGCCCGTGCCCGCCATTCCGTGAGGTCCCACGTGGACCCGCACGTCTGGCATCTTGCTTCGGTCCGGCCTTCCGGGGTGTAGACGGGTGTCCCGCATTCCTCCCCGTCCTCAGTGGTGGGGCAGATCCCGGCGAAGATCCGTGGCGCGGCCCTGTCCGTGGCCCGGTCACAGTCCGTCAACGCCTCACAGAGTTCCTGGTGCAGGGCGGGTGCCCAGTCCTTTTCGCGTACCTCACGAATGTGTGTGAGCAGTACGTTCGCGGCTTTCACCGCGTGGGGTTGGGTGTGGCCGAGCGCCCGCGCCCAGCCGGTGAGGATCACGTTGAGGGTCCGGCCGGTGTCGTAGGCCCGGGAGTTGGACGGGTCCGCCGGGGCCGCGTGCCCTGAGGTCCCGACGCTGCCGGCGCCGACGTTCTGCCGGGCCGCTGACGTCCAGACCGCCTCAACGG